AAACAGCGGCTTTTGGGCGCAGGAGCGGCTAATAGGTCGGCCCGGAGTGCAGTTTATCATATCAGACCACCGGCACAACCCTTTTTTGGATGATGCCCTGCGCACCAAGATAGAATCGTTAAAAGAGGAAGACCATGAACTATGGAAGGTATACGCCCGCGGCCTTACCGGCCGTATAACCGGACTGGTGTTCGCCAATTGGGAGGTTTGTAACCAGATCCCAGATGACGCCAACATCCTGGCTGCCGGGCTTGATTTTGGCTTTACCAATGATGAAACAGGCTGCCTGATGGTTTACCGCCAAAATGGGGAGTTATGGGTAGAAGAGCTGTTTTACGAAACCGGCCTTACCAATACGGATATCTCTAAAAAACTGGCGGAGGCCGGCATTAGCAAGGCTACGCCGATTATAGCAGATAGCGCCGAACCCAAATCTATAGAAGAATTAAAGCGAATGGGCTGGCAGGTAACCGGCGCCAAAAAAGGGGCCGATAGTATTAAAAACTCAATAGACATTTTAAAGCGCCACAAAATAAATGTTACCCGCAGCAGCGTAAACCTGCGTAAAGAATTGGAGCGGTATAAGTGGAAGGTTGATAAAAGCGGCAGGACCATCAATCAGCCCGTAGATAGCTGCAACCACCTGATAGACCCATTGCGGTATGTGGCTTTAAACAAACTGAAGATAAAGGATGTAAAAGCATTAAAAAGTCGCATGCCCTATGCCCCGCAATCTGGCGACAGTAGCATTTTCGGGGAGTTGTTAGGCATCGCTTAGCACCCTGACTCTATACAAGGCAATAACCAAACACATGATAGAAAAAACACTCATAACCACACATGGTAAACTGCGGGTTAAAATCCCCGCGCAGCTGCAAGAAGTTACTTTAGGGCAGATGATGGCCCTGCAGGATAGTAAAGACCTGACCGACCTGGATGCAATAAGTATTCTATCCGGCATAACTATCAACGAGCTGCGATCTGTACGCGATGCAAACGATTTTGTTGATTTTGCAGATGCAATACTGGATTTATCGCACCAGATAAAATATTTATACCACAGCGACGAGATCCCCAAAAAGATAACGCTGCAAATGGATGGAAAAGCCGTAACGGTAAACGTGATCCGCAACCTGTCGGTAGAGCCGGCGGGGGCGTTTATGGCGGCCCGTGATATTATTGCCGACGAGATAAGTGAGCACATCAAGCTTTACGGCGAAGAGAATTGGCAGGATTATTTTAACCCCTCGCTAACGGCATGCTGCAAGGTGCTGGCCTATTATTTTTATTGCCGCGCAACCGGGCAGCCCTATAGCGAGTATGCCGCCGCCGGCTTTACCGAAACCATTAAACAACTTAGGGTAACGGAGGCGCTGCCCATCGCTAAACATTTTTTTATGAGCTTTCCCAACTTATCGAAACCGAAAACCGGCTTTTGGCATCGGCTGTTACAGCAATGGAAAAAAGGGCAGGCATCCAGTCTTTCGAGAAGTTCAGGTATATTAACACCGTAAACGCCCTGGCCGGCGGCGATATCACCAAGTGGGAACTCATCCTGGCTATGCCCTACGAGCGGGTGCTTACCAAACTGCTCCTTAACAAAACCGAAGCCGAATACCAGAAAAGGTATGGGGAGATGACTGCCCCTTAAGTCCCCTACCCCCCTGAAAGGGGAACAGAATAATGATATACCTCTGATAAGCGGACTAATCAGTAGCCCCTAAACCTTGAGGGGAGAATAAATTAAACTATCCCTGTAATAACAAACTAATAAAAAGCTCCCCCTTCAGGGGGTTGGGGGGCTGCATAATTAAACCATGCGCAACCAAATAGAAGCCGTAACACAATCCCTTAGCGCTAACCCCGCCTTTTTGTACGGCACCGAAAAAGAATTGAACACCCTGGCAGATGATGCCGCTTTCCCTTGTGTAATGCTTTACCCCATGCAGCCCATCGTGGTATCGCCGCAGGTAAATGGCTCAGTAGATAATGTGTTTACCCTGTACCTGGAATTTTTATTCAAAACCGAGTTTGGCCAGTACACTGCCGAAAACGAAACCTACATACAGCAGGCCCTGCAAATGGCTAATGAGTTTATGGTAAAAGCCGCTAAATACCGCGACGGTGAAGGCCGCTATTTCCGCATCAAGGCCGGCGAAAAGGCTAAATGCCAGCCCGTGTACAACAAGTTTGAGGCAAACACAACCGGCGTTGGCCTAACCGTCACCTTAAACACAATGTATTATGGGTTATTTGGTTAGGTGGCTTTGTCATGCTGAGCGATAGCGAAGCATCTACCGTCACGCTTAAAAAGCACGCAATCAAGATCCTTCATTGCGTTCAGGATGACAAACTCTATAATATCCAGTCACCCCAATCAACCACTCACCAATAAATAAAACCCCATGTCCCTCATTGCCCAAATAGATTATTCGCATACCTACAATACCGGCACCATGGTTAACGGGCAGGTATTTATCAAACTTACCGACTCCGCAACCGGGCAGCCGGCCAATGGCAATTACGTGGCTGTAAGCTACCAGATAAACAGCAATGGCAATGTAGATAATTACACCATCAGTATTGCCGGCCAAAGCGCCCCTATTTACACCGGACGCATCAGCGACAGTAACCCGTTAAGTCCGTATTTTACCTCGTTTGCCATAACCGGCATTAGCGCACAACCCGAGCCCGACCCGCAGGTGAACGTTTGTGACCTCAGCGTAGATTATGTTACCGTCAACACATCTGAAAGCGCACCGGGCGCTTACGACGCACAGATCACCGTGCAGGCATCATCCAGCTACGGCAACCTCCAGTATAGTTTGGATGAGGATACCTACCAGTCGTCGCCTGTATTTTATGGTTTAGGCAGCGGCCTTAAAACCGTTTATGTAAAGGATGCCAACAACTGCCAAAGCAGCTACAATGTAACCATCCCGGTGCTGAATAACCTGCTGGTATCCGACCCATCGGTAACCCTGCCGGGCGGCAATGTATCCCGCTGGAGCGCGGCCTTTAACCCGGTAGTGTTTACCTATCAGCGTAAAGATTTTGGCGTAACAGATATACAGCTTAATACGGTAGACGGTAATGCGCTGGTGATTATAAACGCCAACATCGCAGCCGTAGTTGCGGGCGACCTGGTTTACATCGACGCAGGTAATTACAGGGGCACGTTTAAAGTGACCGGCACAAATAACACCAACGGGCTGGTGATCGAAACCCCGTTTAACGGCACTGGCGCGGGATTTATCAACATCAACCGTTTAAGGTCTTACTATAAGATCATCACCCGCATTACTTACCTGGATAAACTCACTGGCGGCATCCAAACCATCACCTCAACCAACAGGCCCGATGCCAAAGGAATTACCCGTGCAGATATTGCTAACTTTTTGCAAAGCATTTTACGCCCTGCCGATGAAAGCAATTACACCCAAAGCAATTACCGCGACGATAACCTGAGCGCCAGTTACCAGGTAGCCTACGCCGAAGAATGGGACGAGGACAATGCTACCAAAACATCTGCCTACAAACGGCTGTCGCACCCGTTTTATGTACTTTACGCTGCCAAACAACTGGGCGAGCGGTACGGCGGTAATCTGGCTGCCTACGTACCATTCAGCACGGCACCTGCCGGCGCCGATAAAGCCAGTTGGATAACCGATTTTACCGAACCTGCCTACAGCAATAGCTACCCTTTTGATATCGGCTTTATTTATGGCGATGATTTATTGGGGCACCAGCTGTACTGCGAAATGGCCCTGCTGGATATTAACCGCAAGCCGTTAACCGGCGGCGAACAAACAACCGCTTTGATGAACGAAGACGGATCATGGCTGTTAAACCAGCATGGCGGCAAAATGGTTATCCTGCGCCAAAGTCAGTCGGCAGTGCCGGTGCCTGCGCAACTGGGGTTAAACCGCCTGCTCATCAATCAAAGTTTTGCCCCTGATGTGTATTTCATCAACATCACCCTAAAATATAATGACGGTGATGCGGTGCATGCAGTTACCCAAACACAAACCATCC